AAGAAACACTTTGCGATGGAAGGGCCAGATCTGGCAGGCGGCGGCTGGGTAACTGGCAAAGGGAACAAGGACAATTAAGATGAAGAAGAAAAAAGCTTCTCATGGGGGCGCTGGGAAAGCTGTCACCCTCGGTGGTGGAGCGCATACTACACTCTCTCCAAATCTCGTCGGGCATGAAGGTTTGTTTAAGATGGTAAACTGTGGAACGCCCGATGTCAAAGAGAAGAAGAACTGGAAGAGCGGAGCCGCCAGACGGGATATTGAGAAATAATGGACTTCAGTGGAATGAAAGCCCGCGTCTGGGACAGTGGCGGTCACGGTGTTGAGCATGCCGTCCGCCTTGCGAAAGACTTCGGAATAGTAGAATACTACTCGCCCTGGCAGAAGCTGGGGCCGACTCTTGATGAGCGGTCCATCGGCAAGGGAATGGAGGGGGTCACACGTATACAAGAGTTTATGCGCGACAAAGAAAACGTAGATCTCTTCTATTTCGTCTCGGAAGGCGCTGGGGACTTGGCGCACGATTTGCGAGAACATGGCTACAGAGTCTTTGGCGCTGGGCTTGCAGAAGAGCTTGAGGCCGACCGGATGCTGATGCGGAAGATCCAGAAGGAGCTTGGGCTGCCTACACAGAAGACTGTGAAGATCAAGGGCTGTGGAAAGCTCCAAGAGTATCTGGCAGAGCATCCAGAAGTAGTCGTGAAGTTTGATGTAGTGCGCGGTGATATGGAGTCTCTCGTTGCAGACAAGCTCTTCCTGGTGGACCAGCAGATTCACAAACTGAAGTTCGACTTCGGCCCCTTTAAGGACGACTTCGAGTTCATTGTGGAGGAAAAGATAGATGGAGCAGAAATTGGTTTCGACGGGTTCTTCACTGGAAGTGACTTCATTCTGCCGAGTCTATGGGGTCTCGAACATGAATACGCCTATCTGGGGCGATATGATTTCGATCTTCCTGGAATCCTGTCCAATGTCATGTATCGACTGTCTAAACTGCTGGAGTCTTATAACTACCGGGGAGCCATATCTGTCGAAGTCCGCTGTCCAAGCGCTTCTAAAGCGTATCTCATTGACATGACGTGCAGATATCCGTATCCGCTTTCTCTCATCTATACAGAGAGTATCAAGAACTACTCGGAAGTGATCTACGGCATTGCAAATGGGGAGCAAGTTGAACTTGAGCCAGTGAGTGATTACGTGGGCATGTGCAACGTCCTGACGCACTACACAGAGAAAGCCTGGGCGATTCTGGAAGGCGCTGAAGACGACCGGAAGCATGTGAAACTGGAACGGTGTGCAAAATATGATGGTCATTATTACGCAGTACGTGGTGAAGATAACGGCTTCACTCTTATTGGATGTGATACCAGCCTTGATAAAGTCATTGGTGGAATCAAAGAGAAGCTGGATAGCGTTAATTGTCAAGGGCTGGAAAAAGACACCATCGGCCAGATCGACAAGGCACTCGAAGAGATCGAAGCACTTGAGGAAATTGGCGTGAGGGTGTAATGTGGAAAAAGTATAGAAGGATTGGACTTTCAGAAATGCGCCCTTATAGTCCTGGAGAAGATCTTTCTCTAATCTCTGTCAATAAAGAAGATACTCCCGCTCTTGGTGGAATGATTGCTCGTAATCCAAAGAATCATGCCGATCAGTGGTATGTAGCTGAAAAATATTTCAAGGACAACCTAGAACTGGTGGAATGAGATGGCAGTCCTGACGAAGTCAAATAAAGTTGGCAAAGCAGAGAAGAAGGAAGTCGAGAAGTGGCAGACGCGAATTAAACTGTCGGAAGCGTTCCGAAATGGCGAGAACCGTAAGAACGCCTGGAAGAATGCTAAGCAGATGTACCGGGGCTACTTCAAAGAAGACGTCATCTCTGTTCCTATTGTTTATTCCTACGGACGACAGATGGTTCCGTTTCTCTACTTCAAGAATCCCGTGGTGGAATGTACCGCCCTCCAAGAAGGCTTCGCGCAGAAGGCAAAGATTCTTGAAGCCGTGGACAACATGCTCTTGAGAGAGATGCGCGTGAAAGAGCAGCTGAAGCTGATTATTCAGGATGCGTTCCTTTATGACTATGGCATCCGAAAGATCGGCTATGATTCTGAATTCGGCTACGATGAAGAAGGTTCCCTCTGGAAGTCTCTCTTCGAGGAAGCCGGAATCGAAATGCCTGAAGAGGAATTGCTTGAATATAATACTATCGTTATTAAAGAGTTTCCTTTTTTCCTCCGTGTTCCTCCTAGACGATTTTATGTTGATCCTGATATTGAGGGGCCAACCCTCGATACCGCAAAGTACGTTATTGAAGAGTTTTACCGACCCTTGGACGATGTTCTTGCTGATGATCGCTATGACGTTCCTTCAGATATAAAGGCGTCGCACAAGCTGGACAAGGACAAGGACGGCGAGTTAGTCGTCAGTCCGAAGTTGGTCGGAGAGAAAGCAAATGATCCCAAGCCTACCGTGCAGGGAAAGGGCGTCAGCGATGTTGACCGCCTTCGCCTCTGGGAGATTTGGGACAAAGAAAATAATGAAGTGATGGTAATTGCAGATGGGCATGATGGATTTCTTCGACGCACTGAGGACGTGTGGGGTCTTTCTAACTTCTTCCCCTATGACCGGCTCTGTTTTAATCCAGTATCTGATGAGCATTATTCTACCTCAGATGCTATGTATATTGAGAAGCAGCAGCTTGAGTACAATGATGCTAAGACCCAGGAGATGATTCACAGGCGCAAGGAAAATACAAAGTGGGTCGCCCGGAAGAACGCCCTTCCTGCGGAAGAGAAGAAGAAGTTTGAAGACGGAAAGCCGGGGATGATGGTGGAGATCAATGGTGTGCCGGGAACGGACATTCAGGCCATCACGTCTTCCATGAGTCCAGATATCTACCGAGTGGGTGAGGAGCTTCGAAATGACATCCAAGACATCCTGGCCCTCGGGAAGAACCAAGTCTCTCAGGAGATGGGGAAGAGAAAGACGGCGCACGAAGCACAGATCATAGACCAGTATGCACAGTTGAGATCAGATGAGCGCCGAGATATAGTCGCGGACTTCATAGAACGAAGCATCCATGACATCAATAAGCTCGTCTTCAAGTTCTGGGACACTCCGACAGTCATTAAATACGTGGGCGAGGATGGGGCCAAGTGGGAAGAGTGGACCGGCGAAGACCTCCAGGGCGACTATGCAATTCAGATCGTCCCGAATAGCACGCTTCCACATACCAAGGAACAGTACCAACAGAAGATCGAGAAGCTCTATTCCATGCTCGCAGGCAATCCGATGATTAACCTGAAGGAAATGACCCGTATCCTCCTGGACAGCTATGAGGAATTCGACACCGAGAGGCTCTTGCTAACGAAGCCAGGGGAGGCCCCCTCAATGGCCGACTTCCGACCGGGCCAGCCGCATCATGACGAAGGTGGCGGAGAGCCTGGACAAGCAATGGGACCAGGAAGTCCCCCGAACGCCCCGGCTGAAGCCGTTGGAGCGCCTGGACTGCCCAAGGGCGGCCCTGGACAACCAAAGGAGTAAGACTTGCTGAATATCAATATCAAAGTCATACCACACACGGAGCAGCGTTTCAACACCACGGCTGAGTGGTGGATTGATGAGGCAGGAGTGCTTCAGGTCCGCGTCAGCGACCTGGGGAACCTTGACTACATCAAACTCCATGTCATCCATGAGTTGTTCGAAGCGTTCGCATGTACCTATAATAAGAATGCGAGCTACGATGTGGTTGAAGCTTTCGATACAGCCTATGAGAAGAAGAGAGAGGCCGGTGGTGAACTCAACTCCTATGACGAAGCTGGCTTCGATCCAGATTGCCCATATCACGATGAGCACGTTGCCGCCACTGGCGTCGAAATGCTTCTCTCAACCTTTCTTCGAGTGAAATGGAACAACTATGACAAACGAGTCACCGAAATTGCTAAAAGCCGGGAAGAAGTTTCTTGAACAAAGGAGTCTGATCTACGATGCCGATTTACGATTATACGTGCTTGAACTGCGAGAACAAGCTGGAAGAGTACAAGAGTCTTGCTACGAGATTGGATGGGCCTATTTGTACGAAATGCGGGCACAAAACGATCTTTACGTTATCTCCTGGCCCAAAGCCGACAGACCATTTATATCCGAGGGTTGTGGAGAACTTCGGGCATGAGCCAGTTGTAGTCAACTCTCTCAAGCACTATCGAGAAGAGCAGAAGAAGCGGGGGCTGGTGGACAACGGCAAACCAAGAGGGGTTAAAGGACAATGGGTATAAAAGGAATTTCAGATAAGGCTCCAGTGGAAAAGCCCAAGATGAGCGTTTTAGTGACCCGGAATCAAGATGACTCATACACCGTCATCTTTGACTCCGTTGGTTGTAAGAGTGACCTGCGGCCCATGCTCCATGCCGCCGAGAAGCAAATGCATATTAAGCTTGCAAGGCACGAGATATGAACTCTGCCCTCGCAACAGCTATAGGAAAATACACTTCGACGGCAACGCCGAAGCGCAAGAAGAAAAAGAAGAAGGTTTCACGGTCCTCAAAAACCGCGTACTAAGGTGTCGCCGACCGTAAAGGGCGTTTCAGTGGAGGTAGTATGCCAGAGAAAATCACAGTAGCTGGTGTCGATATGGACGCCGCCGTGGCTGAGGCCGCAGAGAAGTTAGGGATTGACCTCGAAGAGAAGAAAGAGGACAAACCGGCCCCCCCTAAAAAGGAGAAGCAGCCCGCTCCGAAAGAAGAGGCTGTTGAGGAAGTGGTAGAAGAAGAACCCGAGGAAGCTGAGGACGAAGAAGCCGAAGCATCTGAGGAAGAAGAGCCTGAAGAGGAAGAAGCTCCAGTTCCAGAAGCAAAGAGTGTTCCCCTCGCGCGTTTCAATGAAGTCTATGGCAAGATGCGTCAGCTTGAGAGAGCGATTGAGATTCTCCAGAAGGACAAAGAGACTCCCGTTCCCAAGAAGAAAGAGATGCCGAACTTCGACGAGATGAGTGAGGCCGCGAAAGCTCAGTGGCTCCTGGACTCGGTAGCCGAGTTAGTCGATGGAAAGATCAGTGCAAAGATAGGGCCGGTGATGTCCAAGGCGGAGTTAGAAGCCGCCAATCGGGACGTGCAGGAAACTGCAAAGCGTCACCCGGACTATGCCGACTACGGCCCCCTCATGATCGACATCGCTAACCGCCATCCTAATCTGAATGCTGAGGAAGTCTATCAACTGACGGTTGGTCTCAACCCGAAGAAGAAGGGCGCGGTAGACAAGAAGAACCTTCTGGACCGCGCGAAGAAAGCTAAGGACAAGGTGGCTCTAAAGAAAAAGGCTAACGTTGAAAAACGATCTTCTGCCAGAGAGAAACTATCTGAAAAGATCGAATACAAAGGTGTTCGAGATGCCGGGATTGCGATTGCAGAGAAACTCGGCATGAAATAATAGGAGATCGAAATGGCAGTTCCTACCAATACTGAAACCCTTGATACCCTGTATACGACCACTTGGCAGTTGGTTAAGAAACAGGTAACTGACACGATCTTCACCGCGACTCCGTTCTTTTATGAGATGTACAAGGCGGATAACATTGAGCGTGAAGATGGCGGGCGGTTCATCGAGGAACCTTTGATGTACGGAAAGAACGCCACTATCGCCTGGATCGACAAGGGCGGGACGATCAGCATTGCTGACACCGACCCCCTGACCTCTAGCATTTGGAACTGGAGAAACATTGCTGGTTCCGTAGTGCGTATGTGGGCAGACGATATGGCGAATAGCGGTGTTCATAAGAAAGTAGATATGATGAATGCGAAGATCGAGAACCTTCGACTGAGCTTCATCGACACGCTGGAAACCCAGCTGTTCACAGCGCAGAGCGGCTCCACGATGAGTGGGATTCCTGACATCGTTCAGGCGGCCCTTCCTGCGTCTCAGACCCTCTCTCCGGGCGGGTTGTCCAAAGCGACCTATCCCTGGTGGAGAAACCAGTATTTTGTATCCACTGGCTCTTTCGCGGCTTATGGCAAGTCCGATATGCGGACTATGTATAACAACTGCTCCGTTGGTAATGACCATCCGGGCCTAATCCTGACTGAGCAGTCCGTGTTTGAGTTCTACGAAGCAGAAGCGGAAGACGTGCAGCGTTTGAATGACACCCAGGACGCAACTCTGGGCTTCAATCGTTTCCAGTACAAGGGCGCTCATCTGTACTACAGCCCTCAGTGCCCGACCGGGCAGATGTTCTTCCTCAATCTGAAGTACCTCAAACTGAAAATCGACTCTAAGGCTGACTTCGATATGACTGAATTCAAATACATACCGAATCAGTTGGATAGAGTCGCTCAGATCGTGACACGCCTTGAGCTGGTGTGCCGTAACTGCCGTATGCAGGGGATGATTAATACAATCACAACTGCGTAAAGACTAACCAACCTCCGGGGGGCAAGCCAATGCCCCCCTAGAGGATGACCAAATCCAAAGGAGATTAAAATGGGTGCAGCTATTATCACTCCGATCAAATCACTAGGTCGGAATGTTCCTACGGGCTTCGATCCTGGGCCGGGGAATCTAGTTGTTCAACAGGGGATTTATGAAACTAGCACGGTTAAGAAGCACGCCCTAGGGACAAGGCTCCAGATTGGGAACCGCGTGTTCTACTATGCCTCAGCTGGAGGTGCTCTCGTGGCCGGGCTTCTGACTGAGAGCGCCGTGTTTGGTGGGTCCGCTACTGTCATTCAGACCAACCTCGCCGTTGCAACCGCAACGAATGGCTCGAACGTGGCCGGGCAGCCGCTTATCAATGTTACGATGGCGACTGATACACCGACTCTTGACCAGTTCGCAGGTGGGTATCTGAGTGGCTATGACACCACAGCGGCTAATGGAATGGGCTCTTCCTTTAGGATTAAGAAGAACTCCGCCGCCGCAGCGCCTTGTGTGATCGAACTTCACGATGACATTCCTTCTGGTGTCAGCTTTGTCGCTGGTACTTCCAAAGTCAATGTCATTTCGAATGAGTTCTACAATGTGCAGACTCGTGCTACTACACCAGTTGGCTTCCCAACTGGCGTACCCGTAGTCGCGTGTGCGAGTGGTTCCTACTGCTGGCTTCAGACTTTTGGGCCAGTTTGTATGCTCCTGGACAGCTCTGGAACGGACGCGGTTCAATTACTCGCCAGCTTGAATACTGCTGGTGGCGCTTCCATACAGGTCGCAGGTGGGTCTAGCCTTGCAGCGCCTTCAATCGGCTTCTTGATGCACTTGGCGATTGCCTCTGGCAAATACGGCATGGTCTTCTTGCAGCTGATGATTTAAGGGAGGATGCATGACAACCAACGCTACGATTGGAACAAGAGGTTCTAAGCAGCATTTTCACAACAAGGTGTTCGGTGGGTCTCACCCTGAATCTATGCCGATCTTGCATAAGATCACCACGGGGGCACCCGCAATCGCGGCCCCTTGCATCGGGTGCTTCTGCTACAATGACTATGACGATGATTACTACATCTGCACAGTCATCTCTGGCACTTGGGTCAAGATCAACGCTTAACAACTAACTGGAGGGGGGCTTTCCCTCCTCCTTCTTTCGTTGAATGGATAATACAAGCATTTTAATTGGAATTGCTTCTTCTGGTTTCGTGCGAGCATTCGTTGTGAGTGCTGTCGTTAATTTAATGGTATCATCTCTTTACCCAGTAGAACTTCTCTTTGGAGAAGGGCCATACATACATTTTAATAGAGAAAACCTGGTAGAAGAAGCACTTAAGAGAAACAAAACTCACCTCCTTTTCATTGATGACGATGTAGGATTTCCTACAGGTGGTATGGAGCAGTTGATAAGTGCTAATGTACCAATCATCGGTGCTCCATATGCTATGCGTCGAGAAAGTAGTATGCATTTAAGCACAGTAGGTTTCATAGATCCAGACATACGACCTGTGAAGATGTCAGAAATGCCAGAGTATATCTTTGAATGCGACTGGCTCGGGATGGGTTTTACACTCATTAACTTAGAAGTCTTTAAGAAAGTCCCGCAGCCCTGGTTCGAATATCAACATATAAGAGGGAAGCTCGCAGGAGAAGACATTGACTTCTGCGTCAAAGCCAAGAAAGCTGGCTATCAAATATTATGTGAACCGAGGATTAAGCTCCTTCACATAGGAGACTACGCGTACAGATGAAAGCATATGAACTACTTCAGCAAGTAAAAGATCTCGCCCTATATTCAACCACGGGGCGAGATTCTGCGATCTTGCAGAGATTGAACTTAACGCAGTTTACTCTGTATGACATGGAGTTTCACTGGCGGAGTCTGGAGAAGACGGTTGATCTGACGACCACGACCAACTCGACCTTCACGGCCCTTCCGTTGAATGTCGGCATCCTCTATGACATCCGGCAGGTGAGCGTTAGTCCCTATTCTAAAGTGACCTACGTGCATCCTTACAAGCTGCATGACTACGTCCCACAAGCTGCGATCTATGCTTTCAACCGCCCTCGTTATTATACTTGGTTCGCAGGGAATTTGTGGTGGTATCCGATCCCGGATGCAGTCTACACCATGACGACTTGGTACTATGCCAAGCCAACGCAGATGCAGTTCACGGCGGCAGGAACAGCCGCACTCGCGGGAGGGGTGACTCTAACTGGAACGAATACAACTTGGCTTACGAGCTTCAATGTTCCCACAAGCGGAACGCCCACGAATCCAGTTTACTTTGCCTATGCTGCTGACCAGCTCTCCGATGGTACATATCCCTGGGCGCTTGTATCAAGCATCACCACTAACACCGCAGCAGTTCTGGCTTCTGCTTATGCTGGAGCTTCAACTACTGGCGCTGTAGTGATGACCTCGGACAGTTCCTTCACGCCCGAGTTCGATCCGTATTTGATTTACTCAACCGGCATCCTCGAAGTCATGCGGAACAGAGAGATGAGCCAGATGACGCAGATGCTTCAGACGCAAGTACAAGCACAGCTTCAAGGACTCATCCAGAACCAAACCAGTCTTCCTGACTTTGAAGATGGCGTTCAGGACTTCGCCCGAGAGCCGATACTACTCGGAGATGATTACGCACGCTTCCCCTTCATTTCAGGCAACCCATAATGACTAACTTAGAGAAGAGAAACCAATATAAGGAACGTAAGGAAAAGGGACTCTGTACCACAGGTAAAATCAGAGGATTGCTTTGTAATAAATGCAATACGGGTTTAGGCTTGTTCAACGATGATCCCCGATTGCTACGAAATGCTATCCAATATTTAGAGGACAATCCCTAATGCCCGCACAACAGACTCAAGGCCCGAACTGGCAGACAATCAAGCAAGACGACTTCTCTGGGGGAGTGAACTTCGTAGATGACCCAGGGGATTTGGAAGAGAAGGAAGTTGCGGACGCCCTCAATGTTCGCCTGACAACCAGGAAGATCATAGAGCAGCGCCCCGGCTTCACTCAGTACAACTCCTCTGCCATCGGCGCATCGACGGAGATTCGCTCTCTCTTCAACTTCCTGGACTTCAGTGGGGCGAGAATCCCGCTTGCTCAAGTCTCTGGAAGCCCTGGAGCACTCTACAAAGGAAGCGCGGCCTACTCAGGCACTGGTTCCTGGTCTTCGATCCTGACGGAGACTGCCAGTGCCAAGCCCGCCTTCTTCGATGCAGAGTGGGGGATAATGATCTATGTCAACGGGGTCGATGTGCCGATGATCTGGGAAGGCACGTATGGGATGAATCAGGCGTTCAGACTCACGACAGATTCTAACGCCACACCACCACACTTCCTCAACTTTGACACCGTAGTAACGGACAAAGATCCCTTAACTTATGCACAAATTGGCGGCTTGGACACTGTTGCAAACCATGCTTTCCTTGTCGCAAGATCTCGCGTTCCGAAGCTGACCGGCTTCAAGTTCACCTTGGCCGCTGGATATATCAATACGACGGCTGCAACCATTCAGGTTGAATATTGGAGTGGAAGTGCTTGGACGGCTGTGAGTGGCCTCTCAGATGGCACGGCTGTTGCTGGTGCAACTCTGGCCCAGAGTGGCGATATCACCTTTACGGAAGCAACTACGGTCGCCCAGATCATTGATGGCTACTATGGCTTCTGGTTCAGGATCTCCGTCAGCGCGGCCCTGAGTGCAGATGTTCGCGTGGTGGAGTTGAATCACTACTATAACATCCAGGCGCTGCAATCCCTCTGGGACGGAACCTACAACAAGCCGGACTTCGTTCAGACCTCTCTCGATACGAATGTCACCTTCCAGGATCTGACATATCTTGTTACGACCGGAACCTTCGTGACCCCTGCCGCCCTGGGAGCATTCCCTCTGACGACCGGGTATCTCTATGTCAAGTCCTTCCAGAAGTTCCGGGCCGTTCGGTTCTCCATTGACCCAGCCAATTTCAACACCACCACAGCTACACTCTCCGCAGAATATACAACTGACGGCGGCAAGACCTGGAGTGCTCTCACCATCGTGGATGGAACGTCTGCAAACTCCATTACCTTCGCTCAGACGGGCGTTGTGACCTTCAACCCGCCCTCAAACTGGACTCAGAACCGCAGTGGCTCGGATCAACTTGCGTCCTGGCAAGTCCGCTTCAAGACGAGCGCGACCTTCTCCACAACCGTCAATCTGACTCAGGTAGACATCATTCTCTTCCAAGATGTCCTGAAGGTCTTTGACAAGGTGATCTTCCATAAGAACCGAGTCTTCCTGGCGGGCCGCGCAGATGGCCTGAACTATCTCTTCTTCTCTGGAGCCTTCGAACCGGATGTCTGGACCGGTGTAGACACCGGGAACATCGGCGTTCCCTCTGGAAAGCCCATCACCGCCCTCTGTCGTTTCTACAACGAACTCTTCGTAGCCACGGATGATGAGATCTATCTCCTTGAAGGCTATTCCCCGACCACCTTTGGTCTTCTCAAGATCAACACGGGCGGCGTGGGAGTCAGCGCCCCGCATAGTGTGGTAGCCATAGGTAAGATGGTCTACTTCATGCATGCCAGCGGTTTCCATCGGTTTGATGGACTCGGGGCCGTTCTTATCAGCCGTGGGATTAGGTTTCTCTTTGATCCCTTGGAGACGACATATTATATTCCGCCCTCTCGATATCCATACATCCAGGCTCGATTTAATCGGGTGTGGAACACTGTGGAGTGGACTGTCTCTCAGGGAAGCGGCCAAGCAACCAATAACAAGATCTATATCTTCGACACTGAACATGAGGGCTGGTGGATCGACTCAATCGTCGCGGCCTCTCTTCTAAAGACTGAAGACTCCAACTACACGGATCTCTATTATCACGGCGACTACGCCGGAAAGGCCCATCAAGACTACACAGGGACAGACGACAATGGCACAGCAATCACAGCATCCGTCACTACCCGCGCCATGCAGGATAAGCAATTCCTCGGCTGGCTCTCCATGTTTCGCGGTTATAGATGCAAGCTCTTTACGGAGTCTGCTGGAACGGTGGACGTACAAGTGGCGGCTGGATATAAGACCACTTTCACAGATCTTGGAACTATCTCTCTAGTCCAAACAGGACAGTCAGCAGTGATCCGAGAGTATTATGATCCTATTCTTGGGACTGCTTTCCAGATGAAGTTTATCCAGACTACGGATAACAAAACCTTTGCATTGAGTGAAGTTGAAGTTCTCATCAACCCCATTCGAGAGATCGGAGTCAATACCTAATGGCCCCTCAGAATCCCATAAACAACTACGGCTTCCAGAAGCCCTGGCTCTTTGGGGATTATGAGACGATGATGAACACCATAGATGACGGAGACATCTATCAGGCCAATGACATCGACTCCATTCAGAGTCAGTTTGAGAAGCCATATAATAATCTTTCTGAGCCACAGATGGAGAACGCCTTTGCTCCACCCTCTCAGCCGATCCGCCCGCAGAATGTCCCCTGGGGGCCGGGAGGGAATGACTGTCAACCACATGGAAGTGCAGTCGGTGGAGGTGCTCTCAATCCTTGCGTCCCTCAGATGAGTTGTGGTCAGTGGGCTTGGACTTGCTGCCATCGAATAACGAAGTTTGGAGTTCTCGGGAATGGCTTCCTTCAGACCGTAATGTATCAGAAGAATGATGTTTGCGTTGTCACAGCCTGTTGGGATGAGAGTGGTGGTTCGACGGCCCCGATCAAGGGCACAATCATTAAAACGAAGGATGGAGGCGTCTTTCAATCCAAAGTTCCTATGAACTGCCTCGGTCCTGGACATGATGCCTCTTGTACGGGAAGTTGTTCTACTTGCACTGGCCCTGGACATCTACCAGACATCCTTGCAACCAGCCAGCAGATGTCCACTGGAGGGACTCAGAATCTTGCAACCACTGGTGGTGGAGGCGGCCCGTATACATGGAAGATCATTTCTGGTGGAGGAACACTGACCTCAAAGACTACTGGTGCGGGGCAAGCGAATAAATACACGGCCCCAGCATCAAATGCAAACTGTTCAAACAATCCGACCATCCAAGTGACGGATTACTGTGGAAATACGAACACTTTAAAGCTGGCGATAAACAACCCAGCAGAGACAGGGAATGCATACTATGTTCCAAATGCTCCCGTTAGCGGTGGACCATGTAACTGGTCTATCAATAGAAATATTTACAAGTGTGACAATACTCTCACTTCAACTAATGGTTGCTATGGTTGCACATGTGGTTCTCCCCCGCTCTGCACTTGCGGTGGTGGGATACCTAATCCTTGTACCCAGACAGGAGTTATAGCAAACTGCAATGCTGGTGCTGGTTGTGCTGGTGCTAATACTTGCAACACCGGGCACAAGTATGACACTCGAGCAGGTTTCCAGATTTCTGGGGGCTGCTGCCCCGCGGGGCTTTTATGACGCCAGAAGAATTCATTCAGAGAGAGAAAGAGATTCAAGAGGCCATTTCCATCTTTCCAGACTTGGAGATGGGTGAGGCATATCAGAAGTACAAGGAAGCTAAGGGTGAGACGGCGGAGATGATTAATCTCACGTCAGAAGACTACAAGGCTGTGAAGACGGTCATTCTCAAGACTTTCCTCCGCCCCTGCAACCAGCCCGGCTGTGATGGGGAGCAGTTGCTTGAAGGCGTCTGTGAAGGCTGTGTAGAAGGCAAAGCGGGCTTTAAGAGCAAGTGGACCTGTCAGAAGTGCATGTTCAGAGAACTTAGCAAGAAGCAATATATGGACTGGTATGAGGAGTTGAAATAATGGCTTATACAATAACGGGGACATATTCAGTGGCGGCAGACGGGCGGATCAGCGTCGTCATAGCTTGCACGGCGGCAGATGCAACCTTTGATCAGAACGTTATCAATGCGGGCATTGGAGCAATCCAATCTCAGACGCCCCTCTTCAGAGACAACATGGTTTCAACCCTCAGCCTCGGCCCCTATGTGGCTCTGGCCGATCTTAACAATCTCGTCGCCCTCGTCATGGGACAGATCACGACAGAAATAACTAGACGGAGAGCAGTAAATACCGGGAAGCCCTCTAACTCTAGTGTGAACATCTAAGGAGAAGAAGATGGCTCAAGTCTTCGGTAATAATACGGGGCAGTTGCAAACAATGGCTCCAGTTGCCCAAGCTATTCAGCAGCAGCAACAACCATTCCAACCGACAATCTCGCAAGCGGCATATAATGCGATTCCTTGGAATGATGATACGTACTACGGGGAGATATAAATGGCATACGATCAATATGGAAATTATATTCCAGATCAGAGTGGGCAGGGTGGGCAGAGTGCCCTTGGATCAGCCCTTACGGGTTATAATACTGGGGGAGCGCAACAGGCTCAAGATCCGTATAACTACCTAAGCTCCGGGTATCCTTCTGACTATTCTCAACCAGTCCAATCAGGGATTACTTCTGGACTTGGGAGTCAGAACTTCAATATCCCAAGTGGCCAGCAGGGACAAGGTCAGCAGTTCTCCCCATATGGTGGGTACTCTCAGACCGGCCAGGGGCTATATAACTACATGCAGGGAACTGGTCCCATAAGCCAAGTTCCTTCAAGTCAGATGCCTACCGGCCTTCCTTCTATGGCTGCTGGAACATACAATCCACAGTATGCGAGCTATCTCCAACAGGGTGGATTGAATCAGCAGCAGTACGGTTTGAGCCAAAGCGGAATTGCACAGGGCATCCAGAACGTCCTGGGGCTTGCAAATACAATGGGAGTTCCTACCGGCATGGCCGGGGCGCAGCAGATAGCTTCTCTTGCCGCTGGTGGACAGGCGAATCAGGCTCAACAGCAGATGCAAGACACTCTCTCGGCTGCTCAGGGACAGAGAGGGACCGGCGCAGGGTTAGGATCAAATACAGATCAGATGCTCGGAACGGCCCTCGGAACAGTCCAGGGAAACGTCCGAAACAACTACTCAAACCTCCTGGCGCAGATTCTTCAGAGCCAGTTCGGTCAAGTCATTAGCGGGGCGAAGAGCCTCTCTCCGACGGCATAAGGGGGAAACATGGCATTTGAAGCTAACATCGGTAGCACAAGTGGACTCGGCGGCTTCGCCACTGCCATGCCTGGGGCGATTGATGAGTGGATAAGGCAGAATGAAGCTCAAAGGCAGATGGAAGCGGAAGGAAGACTTCAGCAAGCCCTAGCGCCCTTCAAGGAGCAGATGGCTCAGAGCCAAGCTGAAAGTGGAATGATTGAGACTCAGATGCAGGGGCAGAAGGCTAATATGCTCTCACAGGCCATTGCGGGCTTCCAGAGTGGACAGCCCTTGAACGAGATGCAGAGAAGCTCCCTTGGCCTCAAGGGGCGTGATCCGCAGGTCGTCATGAATGACAAGATACTCTTTGAGCAAATTAAGCAAGCAGGTCTCCTTGAAAAAGGCCAACAGTTGATTGAGGCGCATGAAGGATCTAGTCGGAGACTTCAAGAAGATAGAGCTGCTATGCAGGGGCAGAAACCCCCAACGCAGTCTCAAGTTCTTGGAAGCATCCTTCAAGCAGAGATCGAAGGCAAGGCCACTCCTGGAATGAAGCAAGCTTGGAGAATGGCACATCCACTCGAAGGCCAGATCGTTGACCGTGTAGAGCGAGAGCTACTGCATAGTGATGCTTACAAGATGGCCGTCGCCTCTGGAGACGTTGCCACAGCGACGAAGCTCCGTCAGGAGACGATGGACCGTATGATGACTTTCATGGGTATGAATCCATCTCAAGAACAGGAAGAGGCTTATGCGGCTGAAGAGAACGAGCCACCCGCAGGACCGTCTCAATCACAGGGCTTCATGAATGACTTTCTCAAGCTGTTCATGACGCAGCCAGTGGAGAAATAATGGCAGATACAGTTGGTGAGAACATTCAAGAAGCTCTGATGGACTTCCTCAAGAAGTCAAAGAAGATGGTAGATCCTATTGTATCCACTGTCTCCAAGCGGCCCACTTCTTTGATTACTCCTTTTAAAGAGGAAGAGATCCAAGATATACAAGCCTCTCCAGCCGCAAAGGAAGTACATGAAGCCATGAACTTTCCGGGCGTCAGTTCTCTGGGAGTTCCGGCGGCGGCCCTCGGGATGGCAAAGGTTGGAGTAAAGGGAAGCGTCGCGGCTGTTGAAAGAATGAGCAACGCTCGGGCGAAGATCCTCGCGGCTGAGGGCAGTATTAAAGCTATGTCTGAGGCACGGAAGAAGATCCTGGGGGTCGGAGAGAAGCCCCTTGAGGATCTGATGAAGAAGATTCCGACTGTCACGAAGAAAGCGACCGTCAAGGAAGAGAAGAGCCTTGGGGCCGGGGAACGCCTGACCTCCCTCTTCGGAGAGATGAAAGAGCGCGGCGCGGCCCTCTGGGAGAGAATCAAAAGTCCCGTCTCTGGCTCAGAATGGGACCCCCTTATTCGCTCTCATGTTGGCGTGCTTCAGATCGCGGGCATGAGGACGGAGAAGTTTGCAAAGACCCTGATGGAGAAGATTCCAGACAAGCTCCGCAGGGAAGCAATGGTCAACTATATGAATGCCAAGGGAGATGAGGGCGTCCTGTTGGACTGGAGCCGGAAGGCACCGAAAGGCACCAGGGCTGGTTACAAACAGGCTCTCGATCTGACTGAGGAAGAGAAGAAGTGGGCGGGGGATCTACGCGACTACTTCGATACCATGCATGACAAAGCAGTTGATGAAGGCTTTCTGGACTCCTATGTGGAGAACTACCTCCCAGGCATCTACAAGAAAAAGAGCAAGGAAGGACAGAAGCTTCTAGCCCAAGCCCGCTTTCATGGCAGCAATGCTGGCCTTATCCTCAAGACGCCCTTCTTCACAAAAGATAAGCACTATGCAACCTACTTCGATGCAGAGAAGGCAGGGGAGCTAATTCCAAAGAATAAAGATATCGGCTATCTCGTCACCCAATATCAGAACGCCTTCGACAAGGCTCAAGCGACGCGGACCTTTATGAAGGAACTCATGGCGGGGAAGGCGAAGGATGGGAAGCCTTTGGCGGCCCCCATTGGCTACGTCCATATGCTCGAAGCAGATGCAGCCAAGAAGGTTGACGCTAAACTTCTCATTAAGCCAAGTGCGGTTACTGAAGAGACTATTACTGCTGATGGACGAGCCTATGCTCGCGGCCCGGAGAATCCTGCCTTTAGAAAGTGGAAGTGGGCGGGTAAAGACACTGTTGGAAACGATGCCATTATGGAAGGAGAGCTTCGCTTCCATCCCGAGATAGCAGATAAGATCAACAACATCTTTGGGCGCTCGGCTATTCGAGAGTTCGAAGTCGCTGGCATGCGTCCTGGCTCTGCGGCCCTCAAGCTCTCTGTGGGCTTCAAAGGTGTCTTGCTGTCCTTCTCAGCCTTCCACCCCGTTCAAGTGGCAGAGCATGCTTTCTTTCACTCCGTCAATCCTCTAAATCCGGCCCGGATTGATCCTGAAGATGCCCTTGTGAGGACTGCGGTGCAGAGTGGCTTGATGCTTCATGATGTAAGCAACATGGGACTCTTTATGGAAGGTTCCGCAGGTGGTGGCTTCCTTTCTAAAGTCCCCGGTGCTGGTAAATACATTGACAAGATGAGTAACTGGATCTTTAAGGATTACATCCCCCGTCTGAAGATGGCAATGTATAAGCAAGCATATAAGAGGAATCTGAGTCGTTATGCGGGCAAGAGGACACCTGAAGAGATAGGAATGATAACTGCGGATCAGTCCAATGCGGCCTTTGGAGAGTTGAACTACACAGCCCTCGGGCGGAACAAAACCCTCCAGGACGTCCTCCGTCTAACTCTTCTCGCGCCCGACTTTCTCGAAGCCCGCGCTCGCTTCGCAGGGCAAGCTGTTCGGACTGCCTGGGGTGGAGAAGGTATGGAGCAGCTGATGGCCGCTGGCTTCCGCGGCTCCCTTCTGATGGCGGCTGGTTGTCAGACAGCGAACTACCTCATCAATGGGAAGATCTATCCAGACAAACCCTTCTCACTCGTCATTAAGGATCGGGAGTTCGTGACTCGAAGTGTCCCGGGAGACATCTATCACCTCATCAAAGACCCAGGCTCCTTCGTGAACCATCGGCTAAATCCAACACTTCTTCGAACGGCCATATCCGCCCTTGAGCACCGGACTCCGACTGGCAAATGGCTCTCCGTGGGCGATATGATTACGGACTTCTTCCAACGGCAGAAGCCAATTCCTTTCCAGAAGACCGCAGACCAGAAGTTGTATCAGTCTGTGCTCAACTCTATGGGCGTGACAGACCTTGAGAATCGCTCTGTAGCCCTGAAGGAAGCCCTTGCCATCCGCGCCCGGACGCCCTTCAAGCAGCCGACGAAAGCCCTGGAAGAGAAGTCGAAGACCTCCATTGGCTATATCAAGGAACTGAATCGAGCCAAGACTACTGAAGAGAAGCAAGCCGTGATGAACAAGCTGACGATAGAGATCAAGGACAAGAAGCTCAATTCCAGAGACCTCCGTCATATCGTCATTGAAGCAAACCAATCAGATCTCCAACGGGCCGTCAAATCGATGGCAATCGAAGAGGCCCTCTATGTTTGGCAACTCGGGACGGATGAAGAGAAGCTCTCCATCAGCCCCCTCATTCTCAAGAAGGCGGTCAATCTTGCGCCGGAACGTCGGGAGGGTCTAACTGAAGTCCTCAAAGCCTTCTATAAATCTTACAGTGAACTCTCGAAAGCTGAGAAGAAGATAAAGGACAAGCCTCTGGTGGATAAGCTTAAAGAGTTTCGTAGAAAACATATCTACGACGAAACGAAGTGATTATGGAAGTTCAAGAATTGAAGGAAGTGATAGATCAACGCTTCCAGGATTTACATACAACCCTTGCAACGTGCTTCAAAGGGATTGATGACAAGAATACCACCACTGACAAAGCCATAGACGACCTCAAGAAGACAGTTATCTCTCACGACCGCTGGCTTTGGCTCTTACGTGGAATCGGCATCGTTGTGGTTGGTTTGTTAAGCTGGATCGGAATTAAGATTCGCGTCTAAGGAGAAGAGATGGCAGGGATCGCTGATGCTTTAAAACAATGGCAACCACCTACGGCAGAAGAAGAAGCTCTTCAAGCTCCTGCATTCGAGGGAGAGGGTGGCCCTATGGGTGCTCTCTTAGATCCAGCGGAACTCTTAAGTAATTGGAACCCTTCAGGAATGCTCTCTCCTGCTATCGCTGGCTGGATGACTCGAACGCAAGCAGCAAAGATGCTCGGGCCTGAAGCAGTTAAGTATTTGAAATCAATTCCCTCCGCTGCATTTGAAAGAATGATGCCAAAGAATTTAAAAATCCTACCCCAAGAAGTAGTTAGTAAACTTGCAGCGAAACTAGGAGCACGACAGTCTGCCTTTACAGAAGGTATGATGCTAACTCCAGAGCAATATACCCCAGAGATTCTTTCTCAATTTCGGCTTCCCTTTGCAAAGCAACTTAGGCGTGGGGAGCCTGTGATGATACTCTCAAAAGAGACTAAACGTCCGACAGCCCAAATTGCAGCACACGAAGCCACTCATGAGGCACGTGCTAGATTGAAATATCCCTACAATGAAAAAACAAGAGGGATAGAAGAAATGGCCGCCGACGCGGGAGAGATACTCTCCGAATTTACTCCCGCTGAACGTGAGGCGCTCCAGGATATAAGCAGAGATCCAACGGGTGGAGTATTACAATCTTTTGCAGAATTGTTAGAAAAGACTAAAGTTCCTCTTCCAGAGCATGTAGTCCCTGGAGCAGCGCATCCGCTCGCTTTGGAAACTAAAACTACTAGCGTTCGAAAATCTATGCAGAAGCATCTCAAATATGGGCCTGTGAAGAAACCAACCACTCCTCGGACGATCGAAGACACAGCAGCCTCTCTCCACAGTGGGAAACCTCAGCTTGCTGATCCTGATCAGAAGATCTTTGATCGCCTTGTGAAGCAAATTGAAGCAGAAAAGAATCCTGCTTACAAGAAGAACCTGACTAATCAACTTGAGAGAATCCACTCTGGCAAAGGGTCAACGCTAATTGGCTATGCTCCAGAGCAGCCAGTAGATATAACGGCAGGGAAGGTAGAGGATGTTGGGAAGAAAGGAATCCTGGGCGGGCTATATGGAGAAGCCCCTAATGAGGAAACTGCGAAGGCTATCATTGACGCCCTCGCAGATCTTGAGAAGCGGTTCCCTAAGGAGTGACGAGTTTCTCTTCCTTCGTCATAGCTTGCACGTAGACCTGCACCACCTTCTGATCTACCATGCCAAGGACGGTTGTAAAGATCGCCACGCCTCCTATACACTCCCATCCTTCCTTCAGTGCTTTGTTCACGGCCCTAATCAGTTGGTTTGGATTGGGAGATTGAATCAATGCATATTGACGCATGCTTCCTCCTAATCTTTAATGAATTTAATCAGCCCTTTTGTCTTCATGAAGGCCATCTCTAAGACTATGACATCCTTCCGGCAGTGATCTACGATGTAGTCCAAGGACACCTTATCCCCCGTCATTGCCTTGATCCATTGATCTCCTTGCATCTGGGTTTTCTCAATCGGAAGTCCCAAATGCTTTGCAAGGGCGTCCAAGCTCCAGTTACTCAGCTTGAGTTGGAACTTGCTGGTAAAGAACAAATCAATATGCTTCTTTCCAATGATTGGCTTCATGTCATATTTTATCAGGCGGGCATTCAGAAATGGGATGTCAAAGCGTCGCCCGTTGTAGCTTACCAGAATGTCTGCTTCCTCTAGCTCTTCTCGGATTAAGCGAGCCAGTTCAATATCATTCCAAGGCTCCTTCTTATATTGTGGCATTCGATCAATTCTATAGAGTTTAACTGTCTTCTCTCCGAAGGTCTTGAATCCTCCCGCCAGCAACATCCCAAAGTTCGCACTTAAATTACTGCATTCCAAATCAAAAGTCATTATATTCATTCATCCTCCTTTCCAGAGACGATTGCATCTACCATTTCATATGGGATACGAACTAGTTTACTTGCCATGTCACTACGTTGGTCTATCTCAATGAATGTAATGTATGCACTATCGTCATCATGAAGTGCAATGAAAGTTTCCCAATCTCGTTCTCGTACTATTGCCTTCACTCCTCTTCCTCCTCTTGTTCTATTAAAGTATACTTCACTCCTGCCCCTCGCTTTGCAAGGGGGGTTGAAAAAATCTTCCGGCTCTCTTCCAAGTATTGTAGAACTTTCCCGAGATCTTCTGCATCCATCCGTCTCCAGTTCTTCTGATAGATCTGAGACTTCTTGAGTGTGTGGCCCTTGGCATTCTTGATCTGTTTGAGAACGGCATCTGCATACTTGAGGGTCGGGACGGAGCCAAGTAATTCATACGCCCGAACCATATTTGCTTCCATGTTATCCAGCAGCGCCAGCGCCGTCGTGAGATCTTCCTTCTCAACCACCAACTCATCCTTCTTTCCTGCCGCCAGGACCATCCCGAGCTTGATGACGTAGTCATGCTTCCTTCCATAGAAGCCATTAAGCACGCCATCCGGTGGGAACTTGAACTCCTTCTCATACCAACGGTCCCACCAGTCCTTTGCCTTGGGTGACAGCACCATCTCCCCATGCATCTCCTTCCGAATATGCATCAGGTCATTTACTAGAATCCTCTCCATCTCCGGGTCTTTGCTCGGCCATCCCACCTTTTCCCTCGGGAACTCCTGAAATATGATATGTAAACGTGGAACGAAGCCGCTCCCTGTGGCTGCACCAGGGATAATTTCTGCAAAGTCCGTAGGTGTGGTGGCGGCAAGTATATTGACGCAAGTGTTGACTAGGAAGTCCACTCCTGCTGTCTTCGTCCGATTCTCGAATGTCGTAGGACATGTGAAGAGTCTCGTCAGTGTAGTGATGACTCCCTTGTGCGTGTCCTCTGTCGTCAGGAACGTCTTTAGTTCGTCCGCCCATATGAGCATCTCCGAGTTTCCGGTCTCCTTAGAAATATTATGAAGCTGTCTAAGAAGATCAGCATTTGTAATCCGCTCGGCAGAGACTGAAACGACCTTTGCTTTTTCCAATAGCTCCCGAGCGATGTCGACTGCCACTGACTTCCGACACTCCGCGCTTGCAGCAAGGAGGATAATGTAATGGTTCGGATAGATTTGATAAAACCCCCTATTCAACCAGATGTTCCGCCCCAGGGTGGCGCTCATCACGCTGATCCACGACCATGCGTGAAACATGTCCGGGCTTTCTTGGTTCTGAGTATAGTCTAGGTAAAGCTGCATCAGATCGCCCTTCCACATGCGGGCCATAGGTTCCTCCTAATCTTTCATCGACGAGTCCCTCCAGAAGAAGTAAATAGTTGATTGCGTCTGTACTCTTCTCTCTGAATTGGGAGAGCACGATCTCTCGGCCCTTGTCTATGTCTTCTACAAGATCAAGCAAAGAGATCAAATGCTTCACCATCATTCCCAGAAGAGCCTTCTCTGGTACTACGCCAAGAAGTTGACCTGCCCGTTTGAACGCCCCGAGGCGATCTTCCCCTCTCTGATATTCCGGCCCTTTCTTCTCCCGCATGAGATTGAGGCACTCCTTGACTCTCTGTTCTGAGAGTTCATCAAACCGCTTTGAATCCATTGTATATTCCTTTCAGTTTCATATCTCTCCAAGACTTTTCAGAAGTCTTAATCTCAGTTGGTATAACCAATGGCTCCCCATCAATGACCACTGGTACAGCCAACTCTTCAACCATAATTTGAACCACTTCATTTTCCATCTCCTTTGGTGCATGCACAAGCATGGCATCGTGGATCTGGAGGAGGAGCGCCGCTGGTGCACGAAGCCTCAGATCGACCCGCACCATCGCACGGTTCATATAGTCAACGCACATACTCTGAGGGTATTGGGCATATCCCTTCCTGAACAACTCCTCTCCCATTCTGCCAAGAAATAGCCGCCGACGATTGAAGGCAGTCACCAGCAGTCGAGTCTTTCTCAGTTGGTCTTGTACTGATCTCTGGTACTCTCCAATCGCCGGGCAGCTTTTAAAAAAGAGATCTCTAAGTGCTTTGGCCTTCGCCACTGTGATGCCAGTTGATACGTCAACTACCCGTCCATCTGGAAGCGTGAGTTCCTTATGAGCCATCATCTCGGCCATATGTAATGGTCCAAGACCGTACCCACATCCCAACACCACAGGCTTTATCATGTCACGCTCTTCCTTAGAGATCTCAGAGGGCGGTTTGCCTAGCATCCTTGATCCATGCCAGCGGTAGATGTCTTCTCCATTCCGAACGGCCTCTATGGTTGCATAGTCTTTTGCTTTCCATGCGAGGATCAGGGCTTCCGCGAACTTGAGATCAGCCTCAAGTAAGATATATCCATGCTCGGGAATAATAAGTTTTCTAAACCAGGGGGGAGCGGTTTGACTGTTCCATCCCTCTCCGAAGAGAGATTCCTTAGATGAGAGGCGACCAGTTTCTGTGCCAGTAATAGAGTATTGAGTTCTAAGTCGCCCATCGAAACTGAGCACAACGTCAGCATATGTCGATTTCTTTTTCTCAAGGTCACGAACATCGAGTATGCTGGATAGGTTTTCATGTCCTTTGATCTTCGCAAGCTTCTTAATTGCTTCTTCATCAACTGTCACCTTCTTCGTCTTTCGGTCGAACTGCTTCGGGAGCTTCAGAGTCTCGTAAAGGTGCGTCGCTAGTTGCTTGTTGCTCCGCAAGTTGAATGAGTCGGGCAATCCAATCAATGCTTTTGCTTTCTTTTCCTTCCGGGCGATTAGGAAGGTCAGAGCTTTCTGGAGTCTCTCCTTTCGCTCCCGGTCTACTGGCACTCCCCGAAGGCCCATCTTTAGGATGGTATGGAATAAAGGCATCACATGGGTCAGAAATTCCGACTCGATCTTGAATTCCTGTAACTCTGAGCGCAGTATGTATGCAATTTCTAACGTACATGCGGCATCTAAAGCATTGTATCTCCATCTCGTCTCCAGTGGCGCTCCCTTGTAGTTCATCCATTTGTAGTATGGCTCCTTCGTGTAAATGCTAGTGAGATACGCAAGATCGTGCGGGAGTTCTGGATAGAGAAAATGGTGTGCAACCATCGTATCGAAGGCCAATCTTCGAACGGGGAGGCCATTCCCCAAGAGCATCTGCATGTCAAAGGCCCCATTTTGAGCAACCAGTCCTTCATGATTCCAGAGAACCTCCCTTATCAGATCATCAGCCCACGGATTATCACGACTGATGGAAATAGAGAAGCTAGGATCAAAAGAGAAACTAATACAATCAATCCAATTCCCACGAGTCTCAGCATCGAACGCCAGAAGGGGCGCGGCTTTAGCTTCTTCAAAGAACCCTCTAGCAATATCTTCTCTCTGCGTAACCTCAAGATTTCTGTCTGGATGAACAATTTCGCGAGTTCCACTCTCTTGCTTTGCCCTACGTGTATCAAGTATGGTTGTAAGTCTCGCGCTCCCGTATGTGTATTTACTAACCGCTTCACCTTCCCTCTCCTTCTTCGCCGTCTTATCCGGCAGTCTCAAGATGTAAGCTGGATGGAAAGTGCCGATCACCTTCCGGCCCTCCCACTCCAGGATGCTTCCACGCCAGGAAGTTATTTCTGATGCATGAGGTACAAGCGTACTGAGAGGTACGCCACCAAGAGAAAGAATACAAGTTGGATTAATAGCACGAAGCTCGGCTTTAGCCCACTCTTGACATTCCTCCAACGTGATCCCATATTCACTCAGCCTCTTCAGATCGTTCTCGGGTGGGCGGGTCGGGACTACATTCATGAGGTACACTTCCGACCTTTGTATATGAGAAGCCTTGAGGATGCTCTCCAGCACTACTCCCGCGTTTACTTTCTCTCCGGGCCGCCTCGGTGCAAAGGGCCGCATCTGTAGCACTTCCTCTGCACCCAAGGCTTCTCCTAGGAGGACAAGCTTCGCAGATCGAGGCCCCTCGCCCTCCACTACTGGAAGGCCCTTTTCCTTCAGCTTCTTCAACAGTGTGTCTGACATCGTTCTCCAAATCTTGGATTAGCCCTAGGAGATAGCTCCTAGCTTGAGTTGTCTTATATCCTCGGGGAAGAATCTTATCAAGCTTTTCCCATCGCTTGAAGGTAGCTTCGTCCACTCGGATTGCTATGATCGGTGGTCGCTTCATTCCACAACCTCAATCCGCACCCTCTGCGGCTTCCCTCCCACAAGAGAGGCTCTCTCCTTCGGCCCATTGTGCTCCGCATAGAACATCGCAAGCTCCAGAGTCGGATAGAGAAAGAGGCTCTTGTCAAAGGGGTGATTCATTGTTTCGTCGTATATATTTGCGAATCCCTCCAGGATAAGTCTTCCTGGTGTACTGTTTCGTTCGGGCATTATTACACTCCTTATGTACTATGTGGTGACTCTTATAGAAGCTTAAATTTTCTGGAGCGTCCCATTCTTTACAGAGGCCACATTTTTTATAGTCTGGATGACCTGATGCATCTCTTGCACGTGTACGACCTTCCAACAGAAAGTGATACGATTGGTTTTCACAAACTATTAATTCTCCAGTTTTTAGATGAATATGAATCACCGCTTTGCCTAAAGGATGCTTAAGAAGGGCTTCAATCCGTTTCCTATTAGCTTGATGGATTGCACTATAAGTTCTAGCATGCCCCCCTTGATTATTCCCCATTCTTTCCTCCAAAAAACTCCCTTGGCTCTCCTTCCGTCGTACCGAGTCTTGCTCACGCGAAGACATTTTCACCCGGCCTGGAGATTCCACTGGCTGCGTACAGTCAAGGGAAAGGACACTTACGCCGCCTTCGGACTTCCCATCTGCGGCCCGTAAGTCTCATCGACTTTGTAAGAGGCTTTCACCCGTCGGCCAATGGCACCTTCGGTGTCGATCTGGCCGTCTTTGAACAGCGGCAACGCCTTGCAAAGATGCGCAAAGCTGAAGGAGCCGATGACTCCTGTGTAGATCACCTGCTTACCATTCGCTTTGGGATTGGCATCCTCGATGGTGAACTTCGCCAGAACCTTCTTCGCTCCCGCCTTCGTCGGCCAGTAGAGATTGAAGCCGTCTCCGTTGTTTACTTCGCCTCTGTTCTCTTTGTTTTCCAAAAAACCTTCGAAGTTGTATGTATACTCCGCCGCATCTGGAGCCGGTTCTATACTATTGAACAGCTCATCCTCAGTCATTTCCAAAGAGACTAATGCCATGATTCTTCCTCCTTTTGATTCTTACTTCTTTTCTGGCAGAATTAGTTCTGCACGAACGGCCTTTTCATTTGGATAGAGATATAGATCTTTCTTCTTAAAGCCAAGACTCCCAGTGTAAGTAATCTTCTTTGTCTTCTTATCTACACCAACCCATATCTTCACTTCTTCTCCACCTCCTTTAAGAACTTCTCAAGATATCCATAGTCAGGATCAATGAACTTCGGCAGCTTCCCCATCTTGTCCTTCCTGCTGCCAAGGAAAGTCAAGAAGCCATTCGGCTCCGGTTTGGTATTCCACATGTATTTGAGTGTGCTTCCTGCCATCTGTGTCTCCGAGCAGAAGATCTCACTGAAAAGCTTCGGCATCAGAGGGCCGAGCTTCCGCCCTATGGACATCGGAAGCGTCTTCGTCCGGTGTGTGATCTCATCTTTCTCAGTATCCAAGTGTGCCGTCAGAATCACATTCTTCCCAAAGCTCATCAGCTTCCCAATAGCTCCAGTGACCTTCCTCACCAGAACATTGTAGTCCTGAAGCTGGATCTCTGCATCCGCCTTTCGAGCACCACCGCTCGCCGCGATGAACTCCAGATAGGCATAGCTGAACGGCTCTAGCGTCTCGACTACCAAGTTGCTTACACCTTCTTGATGGCTTTCGAACCACTGTACATCTTCAATGAACGCCTGAGCTTTATCCTTGCTTGGTCTAATACGAGCATCAGCTTCAAAGCTCGGAGCGATCAAACCATACTGCACCACTAGAATACCGGCTCCATTAGCGGTACAGCCCTTTAATCGTGGAACTTCAACACAGGGAACGATTAAAGAGCTTACGTTATCTGGAGGTTCGAAGTTGAAGATGATGGTGTTTCCTTTGAGGGTTGAGAGCGCCCTCGTCTTCCCCATGTGGGAGTCGCCCACGTTTAGCATTGTGAACATGTTACCGCCTTACGGAGATGAGTGTGGTATGGTTTTCATTGTCTTTGCCAAGAACCCAATCGCATTTGTTGTCTAAGTAATAGGCTTTGCCTGCAAATTCTCCTGAGGTACGAACTTGAATAGTTCCTGGACCAGAGGAACGAACTGGGACTCCAGGAGCGATAATCTTTGTTACATCAACCTCTACAATCGACCCGCCTATCAGCTTCTTCACTACTTTTTTGTACTCCATTCTTCTCACCCCCTCCATTTGACTGTAAATCTATGTCGGCTGTGTTCTTGTATGACTTCAAATCGCTGCCCGAGAAATATCAGCATATCCCCCATCTTTGGATATCCTATTTTACCAGAAATCTCTTCCACTGTCAAGGAAGGAGAGGTTTCTTTTTCTACAGTTGTGAATTTTTCTGAATTATCAACCAGGGTTGGAAGTGTTTCTGCATTCTGCTCTTCCATCTTTTTTTTCCTCCTGTTCAAGTTCAATAAAAACGACATGGATAATTCCCATGATGTCTTTCAGGCCCGCGAGTAGTCCTTCCCGTTTAATATGATCTCGGATGGCCTGACGAATGTCAATGTAGCTCATCTTTCTCACCGCCTTTCATCTAGTGGACTCCAGAAACTCTGCTCGAAGTTGCTCTCCAGGAACTCTTCCCTCAAGCCTGGGGGCGCTTGGCAGATAGGCCGATAGGGGCAACCGCCATAGTTTGAACAGCTTCGCGTCCGCTTCGGCCACCAGTCCCAGCCGCCCTGGAAGGAGACTAGGTTAAGCACCTTACCTCTGACTTCTCTCTCCCACTCTTCCAAATCCCACGGATTCAGATCTATCGTCTCACGATTCACCACTTCCCGTGGCACTGGCTCAGGATCGCCCTTCTTTCTTCTCTTGCCCTTAACTTGGCCGTCCACGGAGCTTTTGTAAATGCCCGCCATAGTAAGAAGGCCCCGTCTAATGTCCTGATGAAAGAGGGAGCGAGCCGCATAGACATAGCCTGTAACTTGGGCGTTTGGGTTCGCCACAAAGAGCCAAGGGCTAGTAGAAGTCTTCTCTTCATCAATAACATACTGCTGCGCGCCTCCCTTCTCTCTCCCAAAGCCATCTATGAAGCCAGCATAGCGGTAAGGGCAGCCGGGAATGTCTAACACGAACTGCTGCTCTCCTCCGAGCCAGTCCCAGTCTTCATTCTGGAAGAGCCGTGCGCGGGCAGTCAAGAGTTCATGTCCTTTAGCATACGTTCTAACCTCTCTCGACTCGTCTTCGTCCTCTCCTCCATCTCCTTCATCCACATAGCTCGCATAAGCTGCATTGAAGGCTTCGAGGGCGGCAGGAAGGCTTTTACCACTCTTATACCACACGCCCACACCTTCGTGATAGGCTTTACCAAAGTCCAGCGCACGGTGTTCTCCTCTCGTCCTGGCTCCATAAGCAAAGGCATACTGGCCCTTCCTGGGGCACTCATCGAGAGTACCCAGGATGGTTGCATCGACAACTTCAATCAGTCTCTTCTTCATACTTCCCCTCCTGGGGCACTCATCGAGAGTACCCAGGATGGTTGCATCGACAACGTCCGTCAGAAGCTCATGGCCATCAAATTCAAACGCTTCAACTCCACTCCTTACAGCTTGATTATAGGCCGCCCGGAGTGCCTTTGCCTTCTCTCTCGTCATCTCCAACATTTCCCCGGCCATCTACTTCACCGCCTTTCGAAGTTCCGTTAGAAGTATCCCACATTCTGATGTAGGAACACATTCCCAATGTACTTCTTCCATAAATAACAAAAGCCTCTTCAAAAGCTCCGCCCTCTTCATCTTCGGAACCTTCGGCTTCTTCTCTTTCTTCACTTTCTTCCTCGCCTCCTTCGCTTCCATCATCTTGCTGACGATAAAACCGAACTCGTCTGCTTCTTCTCGGCTAAGCCTCCGATCTTTCTCAGCTTGATCTACAATATCCCCAGAAGGAACCATTTTATACTTCATGTTAGGGCCTGACTCCCCCATAGGATCTGCCCCATAATCACCAGGAGCATGAATATCTATCTTGGCATCAGGATCAATGTCCCTACCCATAGATTTATACATTAACCTCTTCTGACCGGAACTTGTGGTATAATCAAAGCCATATCGGGCATCTCTCTTCTTGATTTGATCAGCAGGCATTTATTTCACCATAATCCCTTCATCATAAAGAGCCTCTTCTAAAGCTGCATTCCTACTCTGATGAAACGGAAGCGTTTGCAGAGGCCGACTCTAGCACCTTTGATTCTAAAGTCATCATCCTCCCTCATCTGAATGCCACCTTCGTATTCGATAATCTCGAACCGATTCTCAAGAACACAGCCCTTATACCGTCTGTGACCTAAGTATTTTTCCGCGTCTTTGCTGCTAGGGAAGAATGTAAAGGCTCTCTTCTTCCCATATCTGACTTCGTCCCAGACGATCCAACCATCGACTTCTGTCTGATAGGGGGTGGCCTTAAAAGGGGCACTTCCGTCCTTCCCATTTACCATCTTAATCCCGACGCCTTTCTTCGGAATTCGAACAACGTTCTTCTTCCCTTCAAGGGGGTGCTTGTACCCACTGATTGTATTGCACATCTTCTTCACTCCTTTCCTTTTTGCATTTTTGCATAAATCTCTTTCCCACCTTTTTCCAGTGGAAGCACGGCTCGTTCGAAATAGCCGCACTCCTGACCACGTTCAATGCGGCAACCTAAACATTCAATCTCACCAATACAAAGCGGGGACTTCCACAAAGCGCACTCTCTCTTCGGAAGTCGCTTGATTCGCGTCGCAGCCCTTTCAGACATCTGGCTGAGCTTCTTTCCTGCGCTTTTCCGCTTCATCTAGCCTCCGTTCGATTTCATCGGCTTCAGGCTCTTCTCTTGGAGCCTCTGGTTCTCCCTCTTCCTTCCTCTCTGACTTCTCTCCTTCCAGAAAGTGTGACAGGCTCAAGAAATCAATCCCTGCCGCTTCGAGCTTGTCTACCAGATATTCTTCATATTGATCATGTTGATCATACTCGTCTTGGAGTTCCTGCCAGTCACCAGGAGAGTGATAATCACAAGCACCACAATCCCCCCGATCACAATCCGGGCAATATCCACAATCCTCCGGATCGACGCGGTCGCAGTTTTTACATTCCTCCTTGTGAAGTCTCTCTTGACAAGCTCCACAATAGGAAGTCGCGCGCTCTCCTTGCTGATCTCCGCATTCTCCACAAATCCATTCCACCTTAGCCTCCGAAAGAAGGGCAGAGAGTCTTCAGTCTATCGGTCTCATTCTATACGGCATGATCCTAGCTGGCCTAGCTGGATTTATCCGCTATAGCCGATCTCGACCTTCCCCCTCTGCCCTCGCTCTTCTTTACTTTTCTTCGTCAAGAGACTGTACTAATTCCTCAATACAAGGAACATTTATGCTCCCGGCTGTTAGGGCCTTCAACTTAGCAAGTGTAACTACGCCTTTTCCGGCCGCTTTCTCTGTGATAGCGCCCGCGACGAGCATCTTGAAGTGATCGTCCAGCGTAACCGCCCGGCCCTTCGGTGCGGTCATTAGCTCGAACTGACTTCGAAGACCTTTGAGTGCTTGCACAATGTCCTCGCTACGGATTTCTGTGCTTGCTCCACCTGTACGGTCAAGCGCATAAAGGAGCGCTGAGTTGCATCCTTCGGCAACAAACGCTGGGGTGTAACCCGAAGACGCTTCCATAAGGGCTTCAAGGTCAAGCTCACCTTTGAGTGCATTTCCAACATACCCCCTTATTAGATGGTCAATCATCTGCCGGTCGATGTTTCCAAGTTCGATGACCTTGTCAATCCGGCCTGGCCTCATCATAGCTTGTTCAATCTGATCCACATGATTCGTGGTCAGAATCACCATAACCTTCGAAGACTTGGAAAGAAGGCCGTCAACGGTGTTGAGAATCTGGTTCAAGTTCGCATCTCGACCCTGATTCGTAACGTGATCGATGTCTTCAAAGAAGACTACGCAAGGCGTGTAGAGCTTCGCAAGCTCTAGGGCTTTGACGATGTCGTCGCCCGGCAGGACGTTGATGAATGTCCATCCATTCTTCACTGCTAGGTTCGCTGTCTTCAGTGCCGTAAGTGTCTTTCCTGTCCCAAATCGCCCATGAAGTAGAACTGTTCTCTTCAATGGTACTCCCATCTTTTCTACGGCCTCTGTTGATTCCAGGAGTCGGAAGACGTTGGCATGGAGGGCAGCACGTTCGACCTCTGCATAAGCAATACGATGCAGAGGGAATCCGTTCAAGTTGATGAATTCCCATCGACTATTGATGGCTTTACCACGGAAAATGCTGTGGGCCTTCATTCGATCCAACGTCCTCCGCTCGATTTCCTCAACGATGGACTGAAACTTCTTGGGATATTCTGCAATAATAAGCAGAGTATTCGGGACTTTGTTTTCGTCTTCGAAGCCTACGCGGAGCTTCACTGGCAGCCCGGGGATAACTATGTTCCCATAAGGAACCGTCTCCTGCTCCGTGTAGCTTGTCTTAATTGTTCGAGTTTCTCCTGGGACGGTCATTTCTCCGAAGAACGTAAAGACCGTCATAGATTCTCCAAGGACATGGCCAAACGTCTCTTGCATCGCATGTGCGAAGTTCCAGAGACAGTCTGCTGGATGGCCCTTGATCTGAATAACCTTCTTCTGCGGCTCATCCATCTCCTTGATGCGCTTCTTCAGGACTTCAATCGCATCGGCATCATTCATGTAGGTCGGTATGATAAGCTGTGTCCCTTCCCTCTTGATGGAGTTCCCGGCAGAGTGCTGCTTCTCAAGCTCCGTCGCCAGCTTCTCCATTGCCACTGTTACGGCGTCTTTTTTCTGAGCCTTTGGAGAGGGCTTTCCCTCTTCCTCAAGCTCTTCTTCTTTTATTCCCACTTCTTTTATTCCCACTCCTTCTACCCTCCTTTAATTGAATTTACGCATTCGCCTCTAGCGTATTTACATGGGCGTCTGCTTTAGCTATCTCAAATTCAAGCATTGCGATAAAGGAATCTACTTCGTCCAGACTATTTAGGACTTTGTAGCCAATCGGAAATAGCCTATCAGGCGGTGCGCCTTCTTCGTGTGCAAACATGAAACCCGCATATAAGCCTGTGGGTACGCCCAAGGTGCCTCCATCCTTCAATACCGTGATGACAAGTGTTTCACCGAGACTCGGTGCAGGGATTACCCTGATTTTGAGAATACTGACATTGTGAAGCTGTCCCTCTGGAGTCTTCATGAAATTCCGCAAGAGCTTCTCTACTTCTTCTGCGAGAATCTCCGGCGTAACGACGTTTACGTTCACTTCTTCACTCTTCATCTTCTCCTCCTTTTTTCTCCGACTTCTCCCGCACTAAAAGTGCGTGGAGTCCAAATGCTGCAAAGAACACTAGCACGACCAATCCCAGCATCTCCACATAAATCACTCCTAATGTATTTCGCTTTGTTCCAGCAAGCCATATTCCAGGTAATCTACGCCCGGAATGAGATCGAAGTCTTCAGGTAATCGACCTTCACCCCACTTCTCCTGAATGGTGGTTGTGAACGCATACATTGGTTCGTCAATCAGCCCGCAGTCCTCCAGATACTTACTGCACTTCTTTGTCATTGGCCGAATAACTGTTCTCATCTACTACCTCCTTGTGTGGTTGTATAACTGTACTAAATTCGCGTTCTCCTTGTGAAGAAGTGCGTTGTTCTTCCGAATTTCATAGCACTCCCGGGCGTCTTCATGATAAATCTCGAAGACCTCCCTCTTATGCTCAACTTGTTGATAGGTATAACTCCCTATGCCCACCAGTCCAGCTACAGCGCATCCGGCAGCGAAAGCTGAAAGGCGACTGAGAGGTTTTCTGAGTTTTGCTTTTCTCTTTGCTTCACTCCAGGAGAGGTAGTATTTGAGCATTTCTCTTTGTCCTCCTTCAGAAAGTCTAGCCTTCTAGGCATAAGATCTGCATCTACATATCCCCATTGGTAGAGATTACTTCTTACTTGCCTTAGCACCCGCGTATGATTTCCAAAGCGTACATGGCTTCCATAAGCGTACTTTGCCACCTCATCACTCCAATACTTCGGCTTAAGAAACGAGTGCGCGAGTTTCCACGCCCCATATTCAGTAGTGAATCCGAAGAGCTTCATCTCAATGGCATGAGCAAGCTCATGTGCTAGAGTCTGAGGGGTGTTGTATTCAATCAGCTGAAGCTCATGGTCGCAAAAGCCGCCCCTTAGATTAGGAGTCCACACGTACCTCACGGCTCATTCCTCCACCCGCTTAGATTGTACTTTATACCGCACCGAGAACGGCCCTGGGCAGGGAGGGCGACGTTTAAGAGCAAGGACTAGCCGTTTCTCCTGCTGGTTCGGCTGACAATGACATCCACGCCGTTCATGCTTCTCTCCGAGCCACTCACCATTTCTAGCCATAAGACCTCCTTGAGTTGACTTTGGACAACCCTTGTGGTTTAATAAGGGCGGTCCCGAAGGACAAACGCCCTTACCCATCGCCTATTCTTGAATGGCCCATGCGGGCGGAAGTCAGCTACCCTTCCGTTTCTCCCGCTTTAAAGGGCCAAGGTCATTCAATTACGTAGTAATTCCGCTTGCCTAGAGCAACGAGTGCAAATAAGCAAACGCCCACAACAACGCCCAGTAGAAAAGAAATGGAAAGTAATGCTGTATCATACATCTCCGCTCCTCTCTGGACCGCCTTTGAACGGCCCGTGGGGTTTACTCAGGGTGGAGACTACAAGCCATGTCGCGGGCTTCTTCCTCACCGGAACTTGTACCGCTTGCTGCGTGTGCTTTGTCTCTCTTCCCTGAGTCATCACCAGCTTACGCTAAAATCTTAGCAATAATAACCGCCGGAGCCTTGGCATTCGGATTGTCTTCCGGCAGTCCGATGTAATAGCCGCCCTTGCAAGCATGCCCAATGATGTCGCCCGCAACGACCATCGCACTCACGGCTTCAATCGGGTCTTTCTCGAAATATGTCTTGAAAGCCATGTTAAACCCGCTGTAAACCGTATGAATGCCCTTGTACTGCCGTGTGCCGTCCTTGCTCATGGTCCTCAGAGCCTTCACGGCTTTGCGTGTGAACTCCACTTCGCTTAACTTCGTGTCCATGTGTTCCTTCCTTCCCGGCCCTAGGCCGCTTTGATAGTTGTCTCTCCCTCAGGAATCGCCACAATCGGTATCTGTCCATCGAATAGCAACTCCCATTCCGCCATTACCTTCGGTGTCTCTTCCTCACTGACAGAGGCTTCCAACGTCTGCAATTCTCCATTTTCCCTGATGCAAATCTTGTTTGTCATCTTGCCCTCCAACTATAGAAGTTTAAACTTCCACCTGTGATACCTTATCACCAAATTCCTGAATAAAATCAACAAAAGTCTCTATCTTTATCACAGGCTATCCGAGAAAAATCTTTAGTGTTTTCATAGACTTATCGAACTTTATCACAGGAAAAAAGGGCAAAAGTCAATAAAATCAACTACTTCGAGGATTATTATTACACCCCCGCTATCGGTCAATTTGTGGGTGGATTTCTGGCAACCACTACCGCTTGTGGTGTGTCAAAAATGCAACACTATTCCTTATATATAAATAAAAATATATTAATAATATTAACTACTTACCTTTTCCCAATGAAATCAAGGACTTACATCTGTAGAAAAATAAACTTCAATAGACCGAAAAGTCCTTAGACGACGGTGATAGTGGTGATAAAGTTAAACTCCGCGATATTACAAGCGAAAGGCTCGTTACGTTATCACAAAACGGTGATAAGGTATTATCCACGCCCGCTTGATGAATAAAAAACCCCTGAATGGTCATTCATTTTCCAATCGCTCACGGTATGTTATATCCCAGTGAAAAGGCTTAGGATATTTAACATCCAGCCCAAGAGCAAGCGAAAGAGCCTGGATCGAATACCAATGCTTCTTCTCTGGCTCTGCCTTCGGGCTGAAGTCCACAAGCCACCCATCTGGTAACTCCTGGGCGAAGCGCAGGTTTCTCATGCTCACCGGTGCGTTCTTCACCGCAGAAATCAAACAATCCCGCTTACTTCCCCGAAATGCTTTAATCATACCGGAATCCCTCCCAGGAAGATCAAGCAAGCTGCATAAATCAAGAGACAAACTCCAATGAATCCAAGCACAATCCACCAGTTCATACTACTTCCTCCCCCTGAAGGCTTTAATCATAAGGGCCACCAGAGAACGCGAAGAGTTGCCACAACAGCAACTCCCGCAAATATCGCAACCAAAACAAGCGCAGTCTTACGATTCATAGCTCTACCTCTCCGAAAAGAATCTGCCATGCAAAACCAACAAATCCAATTACGAAGAAAACGATTCCTAAATCTACAAGTGCATTAAACATCGCTCAAAATCCTCCCAAGAACATCCTTCGGCTCTGCAACAACTCTCACCGGAACACTTTCCCAATCTGCCCCAATTGCCAGCAAATACCCATGCTTGCAAATCGGGCATCTCAACGGTGGCTTCTCTGTCCCTGTCTCAAGCCTGCATGAACACGCAGAGCATTTGTATGCTTTCATGTATCTCTGCTTTTGTCCTTGCATTGTCTGGTATTGCATAAAACCTCCCGCTGGGCTTACCCCAGCTTGCATATTGCAGGCAACTCTTCAGCCTGATCTGCTAAAGGATTTTGAGATACAAAGCTCGATTGTCATCACACATCTTGCGCAGGCTTTCATCTGCGAAGACATCCTCCGCCGGTCTAAGATACATCAGAAACTCTTGCATACTGCCATACAACAGCATATTCTGGAAAATCCGTACCGCTGCCGATTTTCGATACGCCATCGCACTCAGGCGTATATACTTTCCGTTCGCTTTGATGAAGATGCTGTATGTTCTGGATTCTTGCATTTTGTATCCCTCCGCGTCCGTCGATTCTTGCTGGGTGGCTGTCCACCCGCGAAAACAGGCTTTTAGCGAGCAGTTTCCGTGCCAAAGAAAAAGGCCTTTAAAATCAGGCGTGTCAATTTTGCATCAGTCAAACTCTTGACGCTGGCACGGCTTTTGCAATTAAAGAAGATGGCCGCCCGCTGTCAAGGAATTGACCCCAGGGGTCAGCCATCCGACTGCCTAAATCCAAATCCAAATCCAAACTTCTACAGTTCAAGCAAGAATCGTGCCAAGTTTTTTCTCAGCATATTCGTAGGTAGGTTGTAAGTACATAGTATTGTTGCACACTTGGGCCTTTGGGCCGAGCCCACCAGCACCCCTCCTCCCCCCTGAATGTACTCACAAGTGGTCGGAATATTTGAACAAATTTTTAGACAAAGGCTAGCCGAGCTTGACATTTTTATAAGAAAGGAGTATAGTATAAAAACAAATTGGGGTTTGAACTTCTATGGATGATATTCAGGTTTTGAGAAATAAGCACTTCAGCATAATGGATTTAATAATTGCTCACCCTGACTGGTCGCAGAAAGAGATAGCAGAAGCGCTGAATTACTCGGAGAGTTGGCTGAGTGCGATTGTGAACTCTTCTCTCTTCAAGACGGCGTTTGCGGCGTATCGTAGGAGATATGAGGACGATCTGCGGGAGACGATTCTCAAGGGGACAAAGGCAGCTATTGATGTCTCTGTGGAGATCATGCAGGATAAGAACAACCCTGCCGTTATCAGACGTCAGAGTGCGAGAGACATTCTCGACCAGGGGCATGCGGCGGCCATCGCCAAGAGTGCAAGTCTGAGCCTCAGTGCGGAAGTGCCAGCAGAGTTGCTGCCACGCCTGGACTCTCTGATGAAAGAGCTTGACTTACCATACTCTCCAAAGAAAATGTTAGATCGTCCTGAAGAGCTTCCTAAGAATGAGTGAAAAGGATAGGAAGTTCTATGCTGCAAATAGAGAGAAGTGTATTGCTGCCATATGGAATTACATCATGAAGATGAAGCGCGGAACTAAGGTTGAGGTTATTTGGGAAGACTCCATTGCTGAGGCTGAGGGCTGGAAGGACGCGAAGGACTATGACTTCAAGCTGACGAAGCAGGCGGGACTGATGAGCAGCATGGGACGGCTGATTGAGACCCGGCTGGGATATATCTATTTGGCACAGAGTTATAGAGACCCGGACGGGCGGTTCTGTTCAGTCATTGCTATACCGACCGGCTGTGTGAAGAAGATTAAGAGAGTGAAGTGAGTGGGAAGATTGAAGACTTCAGACAGAGAGTGGCGGAGCTAGGAAAAAGGAATCTCTACTTCCTTTGTAAAGTAATTCTCGGTTTTGATAGATTAACGCCGCATTTACATCGGGAAGTCTGCTCAGTTGTCGAAGACCCCCGATTCTCTCGGAAGTTGATTTTAATTCCACGTGGTCATTATAAGAGCACCATTGCGACCAAGGGCCGCTCGATCCAATGGGTTCTGAAGAATCCGAATGAAAGAGTTTTGATTGTCAGTGCAACAGCAACGAACGCCGAACGCTTCCTCCGCCAGATCGAGGCTCAGTATGAACAGAACGCCCTGTTCAGATGGGTATATAAAGAACACATCCCCGAGTTCAACAAGACGACCTGGAGTAAAGGCGAGGCGATTGTAAAGAGAACGGAGCACTATCCTGAGCCGACGTATGATACGGCGGGCGTCGGGACGGCGCTCCCTTCTCGGCATTATACGAAGATCTTGAAAGATGATATTTGCAACGATGTTAATACCAATACTCAAGAACTCATTGACCAAGTTATTGAATGGGATGCGGGAACAGTCCCCCTCTTCGACGATCCAGAAGACCCCAGTAATGAAGAACTTGTCGTGGGTACCCCTTGGAGCAAACTTGACGTATATTCAATCAAACGCAAAGACCCTGAGTATGGTGTATACATCCGACACTCTCTTGAAGATGCAAATGGTAAGCCCGACTGGGAAAATGGTCAACCTATATTTCCTGAGAGATTCTCTCGGGAGAAGTTGGTGCGCATTCGAAAGCGTCTCTCCAACGATGACCTCTTCTTCTGCCAGTACATGTGCGACCCACATGGTGGCATCAATGCGATGTTTCGCAGGGATCATCTTCAGTGGTTTGAAGTCCCCCCGACGGCCCTTGAGATCAGCATTACGTGTGATCCTGGGGGGATCAGAGATGCCGACGGCGATTTCACTGCTTTTACTGTGGTGGGCGTTGACAGTAATAATGATTGGTACGTGCTTGAGACCATAAAGCAGCGGATGAATCCGAGAGAGATGATCTCCATGATGTTCACTCTTATGGATCGGTATCCGACGACTCATTCCTTCGGAGTAGAAGAAGTTGCGTATCAGAAGACAATTCGGTTCTTTGCGGAAGAGGAGATGCGGCGAACGGGCCGCTTTATCCCCTTTGTACAACTCAAGACGGACACCAGAATTAAGAAGACTATGCGGATCCGAGCACTCATACCACGATTTAGTAACCGATCTGTGTGGCTGCGAAAGGGACACTCGGCGGATTTAGAAGACGAGTTGTTCGAGCGAGTGAAGAATGATGATCTCAAGGACGCCCTCGCATATCAGCTTCAGGTAGCGACCATCATGCCACAGATCGCCCTTGAGTCCATGATGGATGATCCGTTGAGCATAGACAACATACTGATGGAAGTTGCGAAGCAGCACCGCCCGGTAGGGAGAGTGCTTCAGCATAATTTAAATGAGTATTACAGAGATACAAGAGATTTCTACAATCAACTGGAGGAGAAATAAATGTTAGGTGTAAAGAATTTTCCAACTTTTTATTCATGCGTGGGTTTTCAAAACCTCTCAGTGACGAGTGGGGCGGCGGTTGCTTTTACGCTTCCTACTCTCACTGGCACGATGAAAGTACGGGCGGTTCAGCTTACAGTGGAGACCGCGACGCCCGGGGATTCGATTCGAATCAGAATGGACGGCTCGGCGCCGACGACTTCAGTTGGCTTGAGGTTCTTCGATGGAGATGTCTTGGAGATTGATAATGTGGATAACATTTCGAACTTCCAAGCAATCTGTGCGGCCTCGAATGCACAGTTGATGGTGCATTACTACGCTGGAGGGAATTGATGTTTACACAACTCTTTTCAACCCTTCTGCGGATTAGGCGGAGCAGAGTCCCGGGAAGTGGTGGAAGTCCCTTTGCTTACGGTGGGCAGCTTCTGAAGACGGGGCAGACGGCTCAGTATAATTCTAAGTTAGATGATGGCTATTATCAGAAGGGGATAGCGAAGGTGTACACGCTTTTGACTGCTGGCCAGTATGCTAGCACAAAGAACATTGACCTTCTGCATTATACTTCTCCGACTTCAGATATTTCATTTTCCAACAACGGCGCCTTGGCTGATACCATTGCGAGTGTCACACTTGACTTTACGACTCTCTTCGTTGCTGGAGACGTCATTATCATTGGAAACGCCACAGATGCAGGAAACAACAACACGACTACAGGATGGGTAGCAGCGACAGTGGCGACCAATCTTATCACGCTGACTCTGCCGAATGTTCTAACGACACGCGCACTTGATGCTCATGCGATCAATTTCTCAAAGAGAGAAGCGCATAGCAACCACTGTGCTCTTGACCTTCGAACGGGCCTAATGTGGAGTAATACTGTATCGGGAAAGATGGGAGCAGCAAGTGATGGCAAGATGCCCTGGTATGATGCGACCAAGATCTTTGACATCTTCACCTATTGTGCTCAATGCAATACGGCCGCCCTAGCGGGCTATTCGGATTGGAGAGTTGCTAACGTTTTTGAATTATTTAGTTTATCGAACGTGCAGCCTGCTACCGCCGTCCCAAATGGAACGGCATTTCCATCCTGGCCCAGTTCCACTGTTCATAGTTCTTCTACTTCTGCTGCGACTTACGTATTACAGGTAGATTTTGGCTATCCCCTTATAGGGCAAGTGACAAAGACTACAGCGGAGCATGTGGCCCTAGTCCGTGGAGGGATGTAAATGAGCCACGGCGTCAACATCATTCGAAGGGAGAAGCAAGACAGCATATGGCGTCTATACGCGCATTTCCTACATACTATTCCCCGCTGGGCTTTCAGAAGCTTACAGTATCTAGCAGCCCTGTTGGGTTTACGATTCCCGATTTAGGCGTCCCGGTTAGAGCGGTCATCTTCACACTGGAGACGAACGACATCCGAATGAAGGTAGATGGCGGGGCGGCTAGTGCTACTGACGGCCTTCTCATCAAGGCAAACGACATCGTTGAGATCCTGAATGTCACGGCGATTAAGAACTGCTCCCTCATGGCGGTTGGAGCAGACGCAACAGTGCAGATAGAATATTTTGGCGGTGGAGCGTAATGGATATTAACCGTGGGCCGATCACCCCGAGAATACCGGGCGGCATCCTTGTTGAGACAGATCCAGTCTTCGCCGCTTCTCCTGCATTTGGAATTACTGCTTTGTTGATTGCGGCTTGGAATACAGCAGTCTCTCTGGAGCATGCAGCGGTAACGCTTGGAGCAGGAAGCGATCCAGCCCTTGCTCTTTCTGGACAGCAACTTACTCTTACACTTCCTTCTAAAACGTCTTTAATTCCAGCATTTCAACGATCTTGGATGGGAATATAAATGGTAATTCTCGACACAGTAAATAAATCTTTAGTGGCTGTTCTTGCTGGTGCCGTAAGTGCCAATCAACCCATCTTCACCGTGGCCTACGCGGATACGGACGGAACAACCTTTACCGAGGGATCGAATGATGGGACGTTGAATAATGCGACTCCGGTGACACTTGTGGCGGCCCCTGCTTCTGGGCATCGACGGATAATCAAGAGCATCTCGATCTACAATGCAGACACGGCAAGTGTTACTTACAGTCTTTATCTCTTAAACACCGCCGCCGTTCAGATTATTGAGAAGAGAATACTAACAACCCTGACTTCTAAACTCTATGGCTTCGAGGCCCTTGATCCTTTTAACCAAGGATTAAATACTGGAGATTCCCCGACCTTCGCGGCCATAACTGATACAGGATTAACTGCTTCAGAGCCGGTTGTCACGGGTGGGAGTAAAAACTTATCTAGTGTTTCTTATCCCACGTTCAAGGGAAGCTTATCTCTTGCCCAGGCGGATATTTCTGGGTTGGCTAATATGCCCGGAAGAAATATTGTCATTAACGGTGGTTTTACAATCAATCAGCGTGTCTATGTTTCTGCCGCGACGCTTGCGGCTGCTGCTTATGGACATGATAGATGGAAGGCCGGTGCGGCAGGGGGAGATTATTCTTTTACACAACTCGCCAGCCCGACCACAATTACGATTGCAGCAAACAAGACCATCATTCAGGTCGTTGAAGACAAGATGGTTTACGGAGGGACATATATCCTATCCTGGACCGGAACCGCCCAGGCCAGATATGCCATTAATAGCTCAACCCCAGCAGGATCTTATGCAGCAAGTCCAATTACAATCACGGGGCAAACGGCTGGAACAACGATGTCAGTGGAGTTTGGGAATGGTGCAAGTTCGGGGACTCTTGGACAGGTTCAACTTGAACTTGGCTCTGTGCCTACTCCGTTTGAGTTAAGACCATATGAGCAAGAACTTGCTTTGTGCCAACGGTATTGCTTATGTGTTAGTAGTGGAAATAGTAGCGTACCATTTTTCATTTCATCTTCTGGGGGAACCTGGATAGCGCTTGTAAGACTCCCGGTTACTATGCGTGCTGGTCCAACTATTGTTGTGACAAATTTAGGTACATATAAAAATTCGTCTGGTGGACCAGGGTCCAATCAGTGGCAATTAAATGAACCAGGATCAGGTGCAGCTATTACCTGGGGTACTGCTCCAACGACGATAGGGATAACCTCACAATCAAAGGACTACGCTCCTATCTACTGTAGTGGAACTACACCAAGCATGACGACCGTGGGTCTTATGTATCTTCTTAGCCAGGGTGCTGGATCAATTATTGAGATATCAACAGAATTATAATGGACTGGTGAAACTTCACCAAATAAAGAAGAAGAGGAGTAAGAGATGAAAAGGTTACTTTCGTTAGCGGTCCTATTAAGTATGTTGGTGTTGCCCCTGTGGGGTTGGGCTAGCTATACGGAAGGGACCAAGAAGCTCTGCATCGGGACTGCGAATATCTGTGTGACCCTGCCAGAGAAGGCTCCAGATTTTAATAAGTTTGAAGCGAATGTGCTCGGCTCAAAGAGATTCGAGAATGGAAATGCAGTGCAGGTGATGGAGTTGATGAATGAAGATGCTACCGTGGATGTCCTCGTGCTGGTCGTGATGCTTGAAGAGAAGGTCTCTATTGTGGCGATTCAAGCATCCTATGCGCCCGAGGGCTTTGCGAAGTTCGATGCAAAGAAAACGCATGTGACAGATAGTTATGAAGACGTGGGATTCACGAAGCAGGGGAAGCCAACGGGCCTTTTGCTTCCAGTAAAGAAGCTATCCGACTATGATGATTTTTCAAAGTTCCTCGAAGGAAGGAAGATCTGATGGGATTTGATCCGGTCAGTGCTATTAGTGATCTCGTAACTACGGTTGTGGGGAAGATTTTCCCTGACGCCAATAAGAAGCTTGATGTTCAAGAAGCCAAAGATGCGGCCAAGGCTGCCATTGTCGAGATGGGACAGAAGGGGGAACTTGACCAAGTTCTCGGGCAACTCAATATCAATCTGGAGGAAGCCAAGAGTCAGAACGTCTTCATCGCTGGCTGGCGGCCCTTCATAGGTTGGGTCTGCGGGGCGGCCTTCGGCTGGCAATACGTTATTGGTCCAATGGTATCTTGGGTTGCAACCTTGATGGGACACCCCGTCATTATTCCCAAGATGGATCTGGCTGAGATGATGCCCATTATGGGCGGGATGCTCGGCCTGGGTTCTCTCAGAACCTTTGAGAAGTACACGGACACTAGCAAAAATAGGGACGCGAAATGAAGATTTCTCTAACTGGCCTCTCCCTTGTGAAAGCACAAGAAGGTTGGGTGGATCATGTCTATAAAGATGTTGCCGGACATGATACCATCGGCTATGGACATCTAGTAAAACTCGGTGAACGGTTCCCGCCGACCATCTTCTATGAGCAAGGGGAGCTACTACTGAAGAGCGACCTTGAGTGGGCCGAAGAAGTTGTGACAGCCTCCGTGAAAGTTCCCCTTTCTCAGAATCAGTTCGATGCGCTGGTGGATTTTACCTTCAATGAGGGAGAGGGGCACTTCAAGGGAAGCACACTTCTGAAGCTCCTTAATGAGAGCAACTACATCGGAGCCTCTGGGGAGTTCAAGAAGTGGGTCTATGCAAACGGAGAAGTGAATGAAGATTTAGCTGCACGAAGAGAAAAGGAGAGGCAACTCTTCTTAACTGTGGAGGGATGATGGAATATACGTTATTGGAAATGACTATCAGTCTTGCTCTCGGCTTCGGGATTGGTCTTTTGGTTGGAAAGAAGCTTAAAGCAAAAGTTGCACAGGTTGAAGCTGCGGCCAAGGCCGTAGTTGCTGACGTAAAGAAAGTCTAAGGAGGAAGAGAATGTCTTACACGGATGCGAAAGTAAAGCACCACAAGCTCCCTATGTCTTCTCCAGTTCAGGGGAATGACGCGCGGGGCGGACTGGTAGAAGGTGGAAAGTCCCCTAAGTTCGGGAAGACCGAAGGAAAGGGAACTAAGAAACACTTTGCGATGGAAGGGCCAGATCTGGCAGGCGGCGGCTGGGTAACTGGCAAAGGGAACAAGGACAATTAAGATGAAGAAGAAAAAAGCTTCTCATGGGGGCGCTGGGAAAGCTGT